ACTAATATAGCACCATTTCCTGAAGGTGGTAATGGCGATATAATTAGTAATTTTACAATAACTGCTACTGACGCAGAAAGTCAAACTTCATCAAGAGCATTTTCTATTACTAATAAACAAGGTGATCCATTATTAGGATTAACTTATTATGTATTTTCTAATGCAGGAAATCCAACTACAAATGAAGCTAGTATTGCAAGTACAATAACTAATAGAAATAGTTCAATTATTACAAGTCAAACTTCTTTTAAAAAGTTTGGAACAAATGCTTTGTATTGGAGTGGTGATGGTAATGACGCTAATTTAGAGATAGCTGTTCCTGCTTCACAATCATTTCAAAATTCTGGTTCAGATTATATGTGTTTTGAAGGTTGGGGATATTTAGAAACAAATAGAGGTAATGTAACTTGGAATACTGCCGATTATTTTGGTAATCAAGGTTTTATAGGTATTGGTAATACTTATATGACAGTAGCAATAGACAGTACTGGCAGAGTAGGTTTTTACCAATATAACAATTCAAACAGTCCTGTAAATAATGGACAATTTCCAACAACAGGAAATATATCTACAGGTACTTGGTTTCATTTTATATTTCAATTTGAAAACAACCAATTAAGATATTGGAAAGATGGAACATATATTGGTTCATTACCTAGAGTAGCAAATAGTTTAGCTACACCTAATTCTTATAGAATTGGTGGAACATTAGATGGTAGTAGTTCTGGCAGACATTGGAGAGGTTATTTTGATGAATTAAGATTAACAATAACTGGCAATTCAAATGAAGCAAGAATTAGTGGTAGTTCAAGTTATACAGTACCTACTTCTGGCGTAAGATTATTTAGTACATAAAATTTTTAACAACAACAAATAAATTTTAATTAAGCTCAACGCTTAACAATCAACAATCAAACAAACATAAACTAATGGAGTAAAACTATGTGGGATAACTATTTTAAATCTTTAGAAGATATGTGGACTTACAAATCTCTTAAGAAAAACATTAACAACTTTAACCAAAAGGTAATTAACTTTTGGAAAGACTTTTACAATGATGCTTTCAATAACATCAAGAGAGACGATTAAAAATGTTAGAGAGTGAAAAATCATTACAACGATTAGATAAAGAAGTTGCTTTGATTACTCAAAAACTAGACGTATTAGAAAACAACCATCTAAAGCATATACAAAAAGACATTGATCGGATTTTATATGTTTTAGGTGCAGTTGGTTTAGCCGTTCTAGGTGAGTTATTTATTTTAATTAATAAAGTTTTTTAGTGCAGTTTTTTAATAGAGGTATCAAAGCTCATCTTCTTGCAGCTCAACACCTCATCGATGACGATCATTTTGTATTTACCAATTACTGTGGCGTAGGACCAATCGATCTAGTCAGATTAAATATTCATACAGGAAAGACAGAAATCTTTGACGTTAAAACAGATAAAGACGACGGACATAGACCAAGAGAAAGAACGGAATTGCAAATTAAATTAGGAGTTAAAATTTTATATGTCAACTTACATAAGCGAACAATCAGAGTGGACGGACAAGTGGAAGAACTTCAAACTTAATGAGTTCAAATGCAAATGTGGCTGCGACGAAGTAAAAATAAATTCAGAAATTTTAGATTTATTACAAGAGGCTAGAGACGAACTTGGACCTTTATCTATTAATTCAGCGTATCGATGTAGTTCTTACAATGACAGTGTATCATCTACAGGTCCTAATGGTCCTCACACTTCTGGCAATGCAGTAGATATTGCCGTTAAAAATTCTCAACACAGAAAACAATTAATCGATTGGTTCACAAATAAAGTATCAGGCTTAGGCATTGCTAAGACTTTTATTCATATTGATAACTTAACTGCGGATGATGGTTTCGATGCTAGACCTAACGCTTGGATATACTAATGCTTTTAAATTTATTAGGTAAAACAATTATTGAAAATTCTATTGGAGCTTTAAAACATCATTTAGAAAAGAAACAAGCTATTAGAAATATAGAATTAGAAAGTCAAAAAGAAATTCAGATCGAAAGAATTAAACAGTCAGGTAATAGTTTTAAGGATGAAATAATCCTTATTTGGTTCTTAGTAATTTTAAGTTTACCTTTAATTGGTGAGACTGAAAGGTTTATGAATTGGGCTAAAGTTTTATCAGCTATGCCTAGTGAAATCTTTTATATCTTTGGTGCTATTGTAGCTGCATCTTTTGGAATTAAGATTTCAAATATCTTTAAGAAGTAATGGCTAAACAAAAGTTTACGGACTTTGTTCCAAGACCTAAGCCAAGAAAAAGAAAAGGTCGTCACGCAAAGTCACCTAATAAAAGAACATCCAAAAAGAAATATCGAGGACAAGGTAGATGAAAAGTAATTGCATCTATTACACAATGTATGGCTGCACATTACTAAACGGCTGCCACTGTAAATAAATTCAATTAAATTATTATGAGAAAAAAACGCAAGATTATCATTGCGCCTAAATGTGATTGGTGCGGTGAAAATAACGAACACTTCATTAAAACTGCAAATCACTTAACCTTTTGTAGAGAGCAAGCTTATGGCTTTCCTCCTACTAAAGACTGTCATACTGCATATATAAAGAGTAAAGAAAATGTACAAAAAGAAAAAGAGCAAAAGCAAAGCTTACAAGCACAAAAAGAAAAGCAACTTCAAAAAGAAGAAGTAGTTAATAGAGCAGCTAATGTTGCTAAACTTGAGGCTTATCTAAAAGAATTAAAAGCTAATAGATTTAAGAAAAGAATTTAATTAGTGGTACGTAATTCCTATTTTAATTTTCTATAAAATATTATACTGTCTTAGTAATTCTATTCGTAAAAGAAAAAGAATTACTTAGTGGTATTTGAGGATGCGTACCGACCGCGTACCAAAGGCTTTAAAAGTTAAGACTAGCTTTATTAAGCTCGTTCCTCATAAGCCCGAGGTCAGTGGTTCGATCCCACTTCCCGCTACCAAAAAAGTATTCTTATTCCTTGCGTTTAGAAGAAACACTAAACAGAAAGGAAAAAAAATATTGAAAATCTCTCACATCAAAAAGTATAGGAAAATCAAAACATTTAAGAAAGTAGTACGCACGTCACGTACCATATACGTACCAACTTTTTTTTTGTTTTTTTCTTATGCAGTTCTTAATTGTAAAGTTAGAGCGCAGTACGTTTTAGCTTGAGCTTTAAGGTGAGTTCAATATTAAATTAATATGAGTACAGAAAACCTACAAAGCGGTACGCAAAACGTACCAAGTAAACTTTGGATCAGAAATAAGAATAATAAATTTGTGGTTCAAAAAATAATTGAAGGCAAGCAAGTACAAATTGCTAGCTTTCCTACTAGAGCCTTAGCTAAAAAGTACGTAGATAACTACAAGGTTGCTTATGCTATGGCAAAGGTCGTTGACAAAGAATACAGTTTTCACGAACTGTTTGAAAAGTTTGCAACGATTAAAAAAGAAGGCGGACGTAATATTAAAAGCTGCGTGACTATATCAGCAGGTAATAGATATATGTCTCACTTTAAAAATTATATTCAACCTAACTTTAAAGATTGCGCCGTTCACGAAATAGGCGGACGTAAGATCCAAGAGTTCGTTGATAAATTTTTAGGTACAGGTGATAGTTATAAACCTGAGCTTTTCAAAACAACTAACCTTGTATTGGCAAACCTAAGAAGATTTTTTAAGTGGTGTATTAAAGAACAATACCACTCAAACTTTCAATCAGCTTTGCTATACCGAATACCTAGAGAACAAGAGCCTAGAGATACTTTAATGAGAGATCCTGTAGTTGCTACAGTTATTAATCCTAAAGATGCTGCTAAGCTTTTAGAGTTTGTTTGGGAGCATAGGAACGATAGCATACACGCAGGTTATGCTTGTATGATTTTCTATATCTTATTTTATTTTGGATTTAGAAGATCCGAAATATTAGGACTAAAGAAAAACCAAGTTAATCTTACAGACAACTACGTTTATGTAGGTGGTAAGTTTGATGTTGAGCATTGGACCTATAGCACTGAAACTAAAAACACAGGATCTAAACGTAAAGTTTATTTCAATCCTAATGGTGATGCTAAAGCTAAGCTAGAATGGATGTTATCTTTTTCAAACAAGATAAGACCAGATAGTGATTTCCTTATAGCAGCGACTAGAGGATCAGCTCCTTTATCACCGTTTATGTTTCGTAAGATTGTTTATGCAACATACGAGTTCTTAGGTTTGGCAAAGATTAAATGGAATAATGATAAGAACAGTAAGAAGTTCACTATCATTTCTTGTCCGTTTAAAGGATGTATGTCTAAGACTTGGAGGCATTTAAAAGCAGCGCAGCTAATTAAGAATAGAGCGAGGCTGGAGCTATCTGAGAACTACATCAAATCAGTTATGGGACACGACGATTACAATACCACTCGAGGTATTTACGGTGACCACGATTTGTTTGAAGTAGAGGAACATCAAGAACTTGCTACGAAGATTGAGCAGTTCAGAAACCAACCAATCAAATTATTAAATTAAAATTAAAAGGTAATATGGCGCAGCTCCTATCTAACTGCGCCTGTTGCCTTACATCTATAGCCGATAGAAAGATAGCCAGCACTGAGAAACTATAGACAAAGGACTTTTTAAGAAAGTCTCAGGTGGCATTCTGTAATTCATTCAAATTTTTTTCTTATTCTTTTAGGCAGCAGGTAAGCTATTTGTTTTAACAAAGCATATCCAAGCATACATAAAATTATAAATATAAAATTATAGAATGGTATAATCCAAATTATATGTTCTCTAATAAAGTTCATTAGAAACCTTTACTTAAACACCATAAAATAAAAATCCAAAAATAAATTTTTAAGTACGTGTTTGAATTGTAGATGTTAGTATATCTTCTTCTCATTTTTTCCTTTCCGTTTTAGATCAGCAATTATTTTTCGTTGATCGTTTATTACTATTTTTAATTGGTCCACTTCTACTTTGTAGAGTTGAACATCTTTATCTAAAGACGCATTGTCTTTATAAAGCTCGTCTCTTTCCTCAGTGATTACTTTTAATTCATCCTTAAGGCAGCTTATGTTATGTGCCAGCATACCTTTTGAAATATCCTTTAAGCTTTCTTCGCTTGGAATATTTTTTTCAGTTGCCTCTTCAATCCAATTTTTCTTTTGTATAATTTCTGTAATGTATGGATCACTCATCTTTTATTTCCTCCAATTGATCCTGAATTGTTAGATCGTAGTTGCTTGCAGGATCTTCAATCAATGCGATTTCTTTTTTTGTTTCTTTAATAATTTCTTTTACGTGGTCCTTAGCTTGTTCAAGAACTGTAGTTAGATTAGGATAGTTGGAAGGATATACTCCATAGATATACAAATCATTTATAGCTGCAGCTACTCTTGATAGACCTTGATACCTTTTTTTTATTCTTTGAATTTTGCTATCAAAAGGAATGTTGTAAGGTACATTATTATTACTTGTCATATTCTTTCCTCCACTTAGTATTCTCAATTTTAAAATCAGTGACTTCTACAGACCTAGTCTCTGGTTCATTCTCTTCACTAGCTGCTGCCTCTTCATCAATAAAAGTTTCTTTAATTATAACCATAGCCTCACCTGTAATTGTCTTAATAATCTTTGCCATCGAAAGCCTCTAAGAATTTTTCTTCCTGCGGTGTAAGCTCACGACCTTTAATTTTATCTTGATACAAATCTGTATGTAGCTGGTCGTCTAATTCTTTCTCGTAGTAATAAACATTAAAGAAGTCTTTAGGTTTAATACTTCCTTTATTAAAAAATTTAGTTTCGTGTATTGCTCTCATCTTCTTGATGTAATCAGGATCAAAGAAAGCCTCCATTGGTACGTTAAAATATTTAGCAGCTTTCCATAGTCTAAAGGCAGTCATAGAATTTCGACCATCTTCATACTTTTGGACCTGCTGAAATCTTACGCCACCAATAACATCACCAAGTTTAGTTTGATTTTTACCTGCCAACTGTCTGATAAATCTTAAGTTAGCTCCTACGATTTTATTTATTTCTAAGTTATCTTCTGACTTAATTCTTTTTCGATCCATAATTTACCTCAAAGTTTTTTAATTGTTGTTTCATTTGTTCAACAGGTAAGTTCCTTGATCGCTCCAATGTTTGTTGGAAACAATCAGGTGACATTTCCTGATATAGTGTGCTGCTCATTTGCAGATAAAATTTATTTTGATCTTGATTTTTTTTGACAAACCAATTGCCACCTAAGCTACAGTGTGGTGATGCTTGTAGTTCAGTTTGATCTATTGAATGTCTGTGTATTCTAGTTCTTTTCATAAAGTTAAATCCTCCTCAGATTGTTTTCGTAATAGATAGGTTGCAAGTACCGACGCCACTTTTGGTGCGGTCTGCTCATTTGCGAACTTTAGTGTCTCGCCAAAACTTGATAATATTTGTAGCTCTTCATCATCAAACAATAACATTTCCCACATAGGCTGCTGCATCTTCCACTCAATAGATTTCATAAGCTTTCTTAATCTGATCTCAGCATCTATTAGTTTCTTATTCTCAACTGCTTTGTTGAAAGGTATGACGTTATTCTGATTTCTGCTTTTCCAACTCATCTAAATAAATCTTGTAAAATTTTTTGTAATGTCTGCCGTATGTGTCGTAGCCGCAAAATTCCATTTCAAGTTTAAACTCATAAAGAGACATCCTCTTTTGTTTTTGTTGGAAAGTAGCTATCGACCAATTCCGAGACATCTTCTCTGTGAATTTCATCTGCTTGCACTAGGTAATTGATAGCATCAATGTAGCTATCGTATTTATATTCTGTATTTGCTCTTATGATTTTTGCGATCGCATACATTAAACATACTTGATGCGGTCTAATTTTTTTTCCTACGAGTAAGGTCCAAGCATCTGCAATCTTTTGCATCTTTGTATTGAATGGACCGTACTCTTCGGATTTTGTTTTCCGTAAAGCTTTTAATTCTCGACTAAGCTTTTCGATTTGCATTTACTTTAAACTCCTCGAAACCTTTTTGAATATAAAACTCTACAGTCTTTGACATACTGATAGGCAGCTCAAACTTTTTTTGCGATAGTTCTTCAAGCAGTTTGTATGTCTTGATGTTAATCGCTACAGATTTGAACTTGTCAGGATTCATAATTACGCCTCCAACTCTGCAGGATTAAAGTCAGTAGGTGAGCCAGCACTTGCTGCATCATCCATTGCCTCTACTCTGTGGAAGTAATAATACTCCTGACCTTCCATTAGTTTGCCACCACCTTTAGCTTGAGCTTTGTAAGCACCAAACCTAAAAGGTTTTCCGTTTATCATTATGCTGCCTTTTAAATCGTAGCTCGATGGCTTTGCTTTATTAGAGACAGGTATTGCTAGACCTAATTGAGGTCGTTCTTTTTTTTGATCGTTATCAACCATTATTGTATTACTCCTTTTTGTTTGAGTTGATTTTTAATTGTAGTGAATTGCTCCATAAAACCTTGATAGGTGATTGGATTTTTTCCTTTAAGATCACCGAGAAAAGTTTTGTAGTTAGTCAACCACTGTTGGTAGTTTCCAGCGTGAGAAATTGATTTTAAATCTTTTAATGCACTCTGTATTTTTTGGTCCTGCTGCTCAATTGCATTAGCGACCTCTTCTGCACTTGCGATATTATCATTTGTAATTCCGCAGAATGCTAACGCTCTTCCAACTGCTGATGTTTCAGCGTTTTCTAAAGCGCTCGTTTGATTTATTCTTGAGGCAGTTCTTTTTTCCTCAGCTAAGCCTGTTGCAACTACACTTCCTGATACTGAAATAGTTGCTTTAACAACAACAGTTTCTTTATCGATGGAAATAATATCTGTTTCAATCTTAGCTCTTGCTCCAAGATTTCTACGCAGCACTGCCAAACGATGAGCAACTGTTGCATAGTCTTTACCGTGAATGTTTATCATCTGACCTGTAGATGTTTTTTTAAAATCATCTATCGTAGTGATAAGATCATCAGGTATTATTTTATTAGCCATATTAGACCTCCTAAAATTATTATGATTAGTAAAAGCTCTATTGCTTTCTTTAATTTTTTTCTTACAAGCTTTTTGTGTAGCTGTTGTTGTTCAAATTCTTTTATTATTTGACGTTCCATAATTCTTTAACTCTTTTTAAATTTTCTTCACCAATACCGTGCCAACAATACGGATGCTCAAGCATTGGATCTACTAAGCCAATTGAATTTTTAATAATTTCTTCTGGTTCTAATTGTTCAAACTGCGATAATAGTTTTTCTCTTCTTTTAAAAACATTAATCATATTTTGAAAAAGGTTTTGCAAACCAGCTACAGTTAAATGAATACAATTGTTGCTATCAAAAATTTTGTATTCGTTTTTATTTAAGTAAACTAAATAGACAGGTACTGAGTAATTCCAATAAGCTGCATACATTGCACATTGGATTAAATGGTTATAGCTAGGTGTTGCTGGAGCGGACAAGGAAATAAAAGAACGCTCACCATTTTTCTTAATCTTGCCAACCTTACTCCACTGAGTTTTAAGCTCGAGTATGCCAGCAGGTTTAGGAGCGTCTATGATACCGTTCCTGTCGCCAACACCTCCAAAAGTAAAATCAGTTCTACCAACTACAGGTAATAACAAGGACGAAAATTCCTGCGTGATAGATATTTGTTGTTCGCAAGTGATAGGATAAGAAGTTGCAACACCTATCTTCTCTAGCGCTGAGAAACCGTGTTCGCATACATCAAAGATTTCATCTAAGTATTTATCTTTCTTAGCTTGGTCTTTGTCATCTGCTGGTATGTAATTTTTAAACTCTTGTAGTTCTTCAAATATTAATTCTTTTCTATCTCTGTTTTTATTTTTATTAGGAACAGGTGTTAATTTTTTTGTTGGTCCAAACTTCCAAATCGTATCTGCTAAATGATTTTGTAAAACATTATTTACACAAACTCCTGCTTTCATT